TGGTGGAGCCGGCGCGTTTACGAGATGGCGTGGATGGCAGCGCGCGAATACTGGACCGGCGAGCGCTGGCTGCGCGTGACCGACGACCTGGGCGAACTGCGCTGGGTCGGGCTGAACCACCCGGTGACGCTCGGCGAGCAGATGGCGAAGCAGATTGCCCAGATGCCGGAGCAGCAGCAGCAGATGGCGATGCAGCAGTTGCAGCAGGCGGCAGGCAATCCGCAGATGGCGATGCAGTTGCAGCAGGTCGTCGATATCGAGAACGACATCACCGACCTCGATGTGGATATCACCATCAGCGAAGGCATCGACGTGCCAGCGATGGCTCAGGAGAACTTCCAGACGCTGGTGCAACTCGCCGGTATGCAGCCGGGGCTGATCCCGCCGGAGGTGCTGATCGCCGCGAGCAGCCTGCGCGACAAAGATCAGTTGCTTGCGATGATGAAGCAGCACGCCGAGGCGCAGGCGCAGAAACAGCAGCGCATGCAGCCGCTGATCGAGCGCAACGCGGTAGCAGAGGTGTCGGGCAAGGAGGCCAAGGCCGCAGCGGACTTCGCACTGGCCAAGGAGCGCGGCATCAACTCGGTCAAGAACCTGCACTCGATGCATTCCGACTTCAGTGCGCCGCCGGCCGGCGAGCCGTGGGTCGCACCGGATGCGCCGTCTGCGCCCGGTACGGCAGGCGGTGTGCCGCCGCTGACGCCAATGAATCTCGCGCACCAGTTTGCCGACCTGCACACCAAGCGCGCCGACCTCGAGGCCAAGCAGGCCAAGGCGGCATCTGATCGTGCGAGCGTCGTGCAGAAGCTGGCGCAGGCGCAGGCCACGCTCAACCCGCCGCAACCGCGTCCACAGCAATAACAGGGAGACTGGCTAGCCGTGGCTAATCCAAAGCTTGAGGCGTTCCTGGCTGCGAACGAGCCGGAGGCGCCACCCGCGCCCACACAGGCGCCAGAGCCGCCCGCCGCACCTCCGGCATCTGAACCGGCACCCGAGCCTAAACCGGCCCCAGCGCCCTCTGAGGCGCCGGACGCACCGGATGACGACGCTGATGTGCCTGGCGGACCATCGGTGCCGCGCCAGGCGCTGCTCGATGAGCGCAGCAAGCGGCAGGACTGGAAGGACCGGGCCGCCCGCGCCGAGACGCTGGCCGAGCAGCGACGCCAGCAGCTTGAGCAGTTGCAGAAGGAGCGGGAGGCAGCGGCACGGCCACAGCAGGCGGAGCAGCCGTTCCAGTTTGCCGATCCGCAGCGCGAACCGGCGCTCTATGCCGCACAGCAGGCGCAGAACGCGGTCTACAACACCAGCGAGCTTCTGGCGCGGCAGTTGCACGGCGACGAGGTGGTGGACAAGGCGGTGGAGGAGTTCATCGGGCTGGCGCAACGCGATCCGACGCTGTGGCACAAGATGCAGCAACAGAAACACCCGTTCGAGTGGGTGCGGCGCGAGGTCGAGCGCCAGAAGCTGCTGCACGAGATCGAAGACCCGGAGCAATACAAGGCGAAGTTACGTGCCGAGTGGGAAGCCGAGCGGGCTACGCAGATGCCGGCCGTCGCCACACCGACCAACCTGCCACCGCCGAACATGCCGCCGTCATTGGCCGGCGTGCGCAGCGTGGCCGGACGCGCCGCACAGGCATGGACCGGTCCGCCGTCCGACCAGCAGATCGCTGCCGACATCCGGGCTCACCGCATGAGCATGCGTCAGCGATAGTTTCGCCTGCAACCACCGCACATTCCGAGCCGGCCGCCGCGGTTAATCGGGCGCACTAACCAGGAATGTGACCCCAGCCGCCGTGGGAATTAAGTCGGGCGCTTCGGCCCTGCGATGTGGCCCGTCATCCATCGCACCTGCCGCCAAGGACATGGGCGTTTCCCGCGCAAACCCGAGCTAAGGAATACGTTCCGTGGCAGACATGAACATCACGGCCGCAAGGCCGGGATTAACTCCAATACAGTGGCAATCTGACTTTTATCAGGAGTACTTAAGGGACTCACAATTTGCGCCGTACATGGGTTCGGAGATGGACGACATGATCCAGCTCCAGACCGACTTGACGCGCAAGTCTGGTGATAGTGTAGTATTCGCTGCCATCCGAAACCTGGTGGGAGCCGGCGTTACTGGCAATACCGTCCTCGAGGGCAATGAGGAACTGCTCAACGCCCGCTCGCTGAAGGTAGCGGTCGGCGTCATCCGCCACGCCGTCGCTGTCTCGGACTGGGACAAACAGAAGAGCGTCATTGACCTGCTCAATGCCGCACGTCCGGCACTGAAAAACTGGATCATGAACAAGCTGCGGGCCGATATCATCCTCAGCCTGGGAGCGATCACCGCTGACGGCGACGTGCAGATCAGCTACGGCGCGGCCTCTGCCGCACAGCGCAACACCTGGCTGGTCAACAACTCAGACCGTGTGCTGTTCGGCGCAACCAAGTCGAACAATACCGGCGTCTACGCCACGTCGCTGACCAACATCGACAACACTGCGGACAAGATGACGGCGGCGCAGCTCACACTGGCCAAGCGCATCGCCCGCACCGCGTCACCGAAGATCCGGCCGATCAAGGTCAACGGGGACGAGGAGTGGTACGTGGTGTTCGTGCCCAGCATGGTGTTCCGCGACCTGATGCTGGATCCAACGATCATCAACTCGCTGCAGTATGCGTGGGACAGAGGGCGCACCAACCCGCTCTTTACCGCGGGCGACATCCTGTACGATGGCCTGATCATCCGCGAGATCCCGGAGCTGCCGACCATTCCGGACGTTGGGGCTGGTGCTACCGTCGATGCCGGCGCTTCCTACCTCTGTGGCGCGCAGGCCATCGGCATCGCCTGGGCACAACGCACCACCGCCGTCACCAACACCCGCGATTACGACTTCATGCACGGCGCCGGAATCATGGAGATCAGGGGCGTGGCCAAGATGCGGTTCGGTGTGGATCCGACCGTGGACCAGACCAAACCGGTAGACCACGGGATCGTTACGATCTGGTCGGCCGCAGAGCCCGACGCATAGGAGACACACATGGCACAGCAACCACACGAGCCGGACGGCGACCGGCAGCGCCGCGAGGAAGCGGCACGCACGGCGGAGCAGGACCACACGCCGCGCCGCGAGGAACAGGCCGCGCGGGAACGGCGGGAGGCGCAGAAGACGCGGGCGGCACCCGTGGACAAAGCCGCAGCGGACAAGGCAGCAGCCGAAACAAGGGAGGCACAGGCGGCGGCGTCCATCGGCGCGCAGATCATCCTCGATTACAACGAGGATGGCTCTAAGGGCGCGCGCGGCGGCGTTGGCGGCACGGTCGAGGAGAACACCATGGCCAGGGACGCGCACCTGGTCGCTCTGGGCCTCGATCCGCTCGCACCCAGCGGGCCGCCACCGACGCCGGAGGCACTGGCGGCACGTCGCAAGCGCGAGGAGGCCGACGCCAGGGCAGCAGCGGATCCGCAGTTCATGGTGCCGCCGAACGGCAAGGCAACGCGCATGTCGAGCCTGGCGGCCGGACTCGATGCCGGCGATATCCCGCCGACCGAACCACCGCCAACCGTCCGCGGCGGCGCGGCATAGCAGCAAGGGGCGCGTTCGATGACCACAGTCTCGACGCCGAGGCGGCTAGCGTTATAATATGACAACGAGGACGGGCGGCGCTTGAACACCTCCCGTCCTCTAACCCTTACCACTCGGTTGAGGAGCGGTTATGGCTAAGCCACGTCTAGTAGATTCGCCAGTCGGGAAGCAACTGCTGGCCGCCTTGGATTACGATCCAGCAACTGGCATATTCACATGGCGTTATCGGCCAGATCGTACGGTGCAATGGAACGGCAAATGGGCCGGCAAGCCGGCGGGTTCTGTAGACACCAGTCGGTCTAGCAGTGGGATATCAATTCGGATTTCTCGGCGGCACTACAAAGCCCACAGGATCGCTTGGCGTATCATCTATGGCAAATGGCCGTTAGAGGATATCGACCATATCAATGGCGATCCACACGATAATCGCATTGAAAATCTCCGCTTAGCCACGCGAACACAGAACAGTGGCAACATGCGCTTGGCAAGGCACAACACGTCAGGCTTCAAGGGAGTTACCTGGGCCAAGAAGCCGGAACGGTGGCAAGCGCAAATTAAATGTCATGGGAATCACTATTTTCTTGGACACTTCGATACTCCAGAGGAAGCCCATGCAGCTTACTGTCAAGCCGCGCTTCGGCTTTATGGTGAGTTTGCCAGATACAAGTGAGGCAATCGGCAGATGACGGTGACGGTATCGCAGTTAGGAGAGCGCGCCCTTCGCCGGCTAGGCGTATCCGTCGTGCCGGTTGCCGACCGGCCACTGCTCAACACCAGCGTCGCGCCTGCCGACATCGCCAACAACGCGCTGGTGGAACTCGGCATCATCGCAACGGATGAAATCCCGCTGAGCCAGGCGGTGGTGGTTTCCGTTGCAACCATCGCCACGACGGCATTGCAGAAGCTCGGCGTGATCGCCGCCGACGAGACACCGATTGCCGCCGATCAGACCCTCGCACAGACCACCGTGCAGGCCGTCCATTCGTCGCTTGTGGCACAGGGCATCTGCGACTGGACAAGCAGTGCCATCACTGACGCGGTGTCAGAGGAATATGCGGGCCTCACCGCATTTCACCTCGCATCGGCATTCGGCAAGCCGGCCGATCCCGGCGTCATCGCGCTGCTCGAAGGCCGCATAGCGACGGTGGCGCGCGTGATCCGGGCAAAGAACCTCGCACTCGCCAAGGTCACCGAGGTGCAGGCATCGCTCGCCTCGCAGGCGTCGGTGTCGTGGCCGAATACCGGCATTCCGATGGCGGTGGCAGAGGAATACACACGGCTCGTGGCGATGTCGCTGGCGTCGAGCTTCGGCAAGCAGGTGGATCCACAGATGGTGCCTGTGATGGAGGCGCGGGTGCGGCGCATGGCGCAGGTGCTGGCGGCGCCGGAAAGCGCGCAGAACGCCGTGATGGCGGTGCATGACAATCTGGTCGCGCGTGGCGTCGCGCGGTGGACCTCACAAGACATACCGGGACCGGCCGAGATGCCGTACGAGCAGCTCGCCGCGAACCGGCTGGCGCCGCTGTTCGACAAGCAGATCAATCCCGCGGAGGAGTTGCTAGCCAACCGGGCGCTGGCACAGATCGTGGCGCTGGAACCGTCAGGCCGGCCTGTGCGCGTGGATTACTTCTAGATGGCAGATGGGTTGACGTTTGGCAGCACCGCGGCGGCCTGCCCGGACGACGGGCTGGACTTTGGCGGCACGCTGCCGCCGCCGACGATCCCGCCGGACCCGACCGGCGAGAACTGGCGCGGACCACCAGGACCGCCCGGAGTACAGGGTCCGGTCGGACCTGCCGGAGTTGCCGGCCAGGACGGTGTTGACGGGCAAGACGGTGTTGATGGCGTTGACGGAAGTCCTGGACAGCCGATGTTGAGCGGTTCAGGCCCACCGACAGGCACGCAGCCGGTTGGCACCAGCTATCTTGACGCCACGACCGGCGACGTTTGGCATTACGTCTAAATGTTGAGTTTGTCCTCTGCGGCCCATTTAGCCCGCAGTCGCTTCTTTTTCTCTGCTTCGCATATGGAGCAATAGCGGACGAAGCCTCTGGCTTCTTTGTAGGTCTTATCGAATGGATGCCCTCGTGGGCAATGCGTTTTCTGCGAGTTGATGTAGGGGATAGAAACGCTATCGCGCATCACATTCTCCGCCCAAGTGATGGCCTGAAGATGCTGCGGGTTAACGCAGGCGCGATTGCGGCATGTGTGGTTGACGATCATTCCATCTGGCAAATCGCCGTGGACAGAATACCAGGCGACGCGATGTGCTCTTCGGTTAATGCGGCGGAAGTAGAATGTCCCGTAGCCGTCTTTGTCGAGCGGGTCTTGCCAGATCCAGCAGTTGCCTGTCTTGGCATACTTAGACGCAAACCGCTTAGCTTCGTTTTCCGTCAGGTGCATTGTGTGTGTGGCTCTCATGCTGGGGCCTCAAGGCTACAGGCCCGCATGGCTGGCTACAAGGGATAATGCGATGGGTTGGGAACTAACTGGCAATATCAGAGGTCCGACTGGCCCACCCGGAGCTGACAGTACCGTGCCCGGCCCTCCAGGCCCCGCCGGAGCGGACGGCGCCAGCATCACGATCAGCGACACCGCACCGACGCCAACTACTGGCGCGCTGTGGTTCGATAGCGTCGGCACGCAGCTTTACGTTGGCTACAACGACGGCAGCTCGACGCAGTGGGTCATCGCGACCAACAACGGCGGCGCGGCGGTGCGCAACAAGGCGCGGCTGCAGGCGCAGTGGCAGAACGCGGCGGTGGTATCAGACGATACCGTCTGGCTGGCCTACGACGCGCCCTATGCCGGCACGGTCAACAGCCTGACCTATTTCACCGGCAACGGCAGCTTCAGCGTCGCGGTGCAGATCGACGGTGTCAGCGTGACCGGGTTGAGCGCCGTGGATGTCTCATCGGCGACGCCGGCCACCATGAACGCCACGGCGGCGAACACCTTCGTGGCAGGCCAGCGGATCACCGCAGTGATCACCGCTGCGACCGGTAGCCCGACCGACGCGCTGCTGTCCCTCGCCGTGACGTGGAGTTGAGCCGATGGCGTGGTCATTTGGCGACGGGTTCGATTGCTACGCGAACGGCGTTGATGCTGCGAACGGATATTGGGACACGTCGGCAGCTAATTGGGCGCTATCGGCTAGCCCCACGAGGTTCGGGGTTGGGCGAGCCTTGCAGACCTCATCGACCGGTGTGTATCTGAGCAAGAGCAGCGGGCAGAATGACAGCGTTCATCATTTCGTGGTTGCATACTATACGCAATCAGCCATAACCGGCTCCACTCTTGGGTTATATCTGCAACTGCTTGACGGCACGACCGGGCAGTGTGCTGTCGTGTTCCGCTCTGACGGCACCATCCTCCTCACGTCTGGCACAGCGGCGGGTGCTATTCTGGCCACGTATGCTAGCGCATTTACCGCCATCAGCACATGGTATGCGTTCGAGTTCGAGGTTGTCGTCCATAATTCCACCGGCAGTTTTAAGGTCCGTAAGAACGGCAATCCCGTCGATGACCACTCGACCACCGGCATCGACACAGCAGGCGGCACGGCAAACAACTACGCCAACAAGCTTCAGGTGGGTCAGCAAGCTGGCGGCAGTCAATACTTTGACGACCTGTTCTGGCGCAGCGACGCGAGCAGCGTGGCGTGGCTCGGCGATATCAGATGCTACACGCGCATGCCCGCGTCGGATGCCAGCGTGCAGTTCAGCCGCAGCGGTGCAGGCGGCAACACGCAGGCGATCCCCGGTGGCGGATCAAACGTCAGCATCCTTGGGTCGCAGGTGGCGTATTCGCAGTTCACACCAACTTTCAGCGGTCTGCTGACCCTCGCAACCGTCGTGGCGACGACAGGCAACTCGGGCAACGCCAAATGCGCGATATTTGACAGCACGGGTGCCTCGGGTGGTCCGGGTGCAGTGCTCGGTTCCTCTGCCGCTGTGACGCCGATCGCGAGCGGCACAAACACATTCACCTTCACCCCTGGCGTTGCTGTGTCCAGGGGTGTGCCAATCTGGCTTGGCATTTGCGCGGACACATCCGCCGGTAACTATGGTGCGCCGAACAGCGGCACCTATATGGGAGGGCGGTCGATTACGACCTATGCGTCTTTCCCGGTGGCCAATCCGACGCTTTCATCCGGCCCAAGCACAGCCATACAACCCGTCAACAGTTCGATCACGATCAACGCGAACACGAATGTCTCGATGGTCAGCGAGCCGCAGCAGGACGCCACCACGTCCTACGTCTACGACAGCACACCCGGCCACGCCGATTTCTACGGCATCGCCAGCATCGCCTCGACACCCGTCAGCACCATCGCCGTGGTCACGCGCGCGTATATGCAGAAATCCGACGCGGGCACGCGCACCGCCGCCGTGCAGCTCAAATCCGGTGCCGCAGCCGCTGTTGCATCGCCCACGTTGGTGCTGACTACGTCGGGCTGGCAGTGGGCGTGGCGCACGGACCTCACGGACCCGAACACGTCAGCGGCGTGGACGGCGGCAGCGGTGAACAACGTGCAGTGTGGTCCGTTGGTGGTCGCGTAGCATGGCGCAATCCTATTCAAACCTCGGCGGCAACGGCGACCGCCGGCCATACATCACCGTAACAACCACGGCGACA